GAATCTGGAACTACAGCATCATTTGACTTAGTTAGAAACCCGGATTCAACAGGAGGAGGAGTATGGTATACAGCGTCTCAAGCAAGTCAAAGCTTTACTTACTATTCTGATTTAGACGTAAACACAAACATTACATCGATAGTTACTAATTGGTCTTCAAGCGCTTTTCAGAACTATGGAGTGATTATTAGACAGAGCAGTTCTCAGGAATTTATTGATAATATTCTAGGAAGCGTAACTTTACAATTCTTCTCTAGAGATACTCATACAATCTACCCACCGCAGTTAGAAATTAAATGGAATGACTTCTCTTATAATGTAGGTAGTTTAAGTACATTAACAACACTACCGGCAACTGTTTTAATCGCTAATAACCCCGGTACTTTTTACTCAAGTAGTATAAACGTATTTAGAGTAAATGCAAGACCGACCTACCCAGTAAGAGTATGGCAAACAGCATCTGTTTATACAGATAATTATGCACTGCCTACAGCATCTTTTTATGCTATTAAAGACTTAGATACTGATGAATATGTAATTGATTACGATACTACGTATACTAAGTTAAGCTGTGACTCTACAGGAAATTACTTCATCTTGTATATGAACGGGTTAGAACCAGAAAGGTATTATAAAATATTAATACAAAGTACTATAGGAAATTCTACAATTGTATTTGATGAAGAAAATGTATTTAAAGTTGTAAACGGGTAATGGCAGAAACAATCAATATAGAAGTAGTAGGGTATAACAGAGTAGAATTAAACAACACAGTTAACACTACTTTTACCGAATTTGGTACACAAGCAACTACCACAGCATCAGCAGTTGTTAACACTATAACAATACCTGAATTCTTCGATGCCTACAACACACTTTTCTACCAAATACCAAAAACAGGGGAAACCAATTCACACGAATACCTAGTTAAACAAAGCTCAGAGTATATTGGAGGAGCTTCTACTAATTTAGAAATCGAAGCACTACAAGCAGAAATAACTAATCTAAGACAGGAGAACTTGCAATTACAACAAGCAATACTTACATTAACCCCAGCACAATAATGGCTACACCAGTACTACTTCCTATAACACCGCCTAACGCTACCGGACAAGAAATTACCCCGGTTGATAGTTCTAATATTTCCAATATTACATTACAGAATATTTTCAATGTAGATACTGATATTATACAGGCTTATATCTACGATAGTTCTGGAACATTACTCAGGCAGTTAACAACAAATTATTCCGTTACAAGCGGAAGAGTTGTAGGGAATAACATAACACAATTAAATTTAGATCCTATTCTGGACCTAACACAAAATGGATACTTACAAGGAAACTACCAGTTAAATTATAATTTTCTAAAACCAAGTATAACAGGTAATCCTTTATTTTATATTTCTGCAATATCCTCTGATAGAACAGAGTTAAGAATTACTAACTCCTCTTTCACAGAAACACAAACACAAACAACCTCTGAGACTCTAAAAGCTGCTTTAAATACTGGAGATTTATTTAAGGGCATTTATTTAGATTTTGGATCCGATACTTTACTTCTCGCAGTTAATGTAGGGTATGATAACGGTACAATCTTAATAAAACTATACGAACCACTCCCCTCAGACTTAGGGACTAAGTCCAATCTTACCTTTGTAGAAAAAATATCCGAACCTGTAGCTTACAGTGTTGAATACCCACAAGAGGAAATCTTCTTTGACGATAGAATCTTCTTACAAGGGCCTAATTTAAATATTAAATTACAACAAGTAACCAACAACTCAACTGAGTTTCAAAATTTCTCTACATTACTAAACGCACCTTCTGCTAGTCTAACAGACCAGTTAAGAAGCATTTTAGTTGAAAGAAGAGCAGAACTTAATACTGATTATTCAAACTTTGAAAATTTTATATTCTTTAGTTCTGCTGAACAGAGATTAATAAATTTCTATTATAAAGCTTCTCAAATTGAGAATTATAATAGTCAAATCGCAACATTAAGTACCTTAACAAATACCACAGAAGTATCAGCAAGTAAAGCAATCTACCAAGGAGAAATTAATAAACTAATAACTAATTTTGATGGGTATGATTATTATTTGTATTATGAATCAAGCTCAACAGCATGGCCGAAATCAACTTCAACAAAGCCGTATACTTTATTCTCGACAGGATCCGCACAAGTTTTAAGCTGGTATACAGCTCAATTAGATTCTGGCTCTCTATATGATGAATTCAATCAGAATTACATTTACAATATTTACCCAAATTATATAATAGAAGATTCTGATAATGACCAATTTAAACTTTTCAATGAAGAAGTAGGTCAGATGTTTGATCAAATCTGGTTATATACAAAAGCTATTGAGAATAGACAGGATAGTGATAATAGTTTAGGGGGAGGAATTTCTGTGGATTTAGTTGCAGATGCATTAAGATCCTACGGAGTAACTTTATATGAGAGTAATTTCTCAAATGGAGATTTATACACATCTTACTTAGGAATATCCCCAGGTGGATCAACTCTACCACCAACCGGAAGTGAATTAATTACAAACTACGTAACAGCTTCTGCGGATACAACACCATTTAATGATGCACAGAAACTAGTATATAAAAGACTTTATCATAACCTACCTTTCCTACTTAAGAAAAAAGGGACAATAGCAGGTCTTAAGGTACTGTTAAATTGTTTTGGTATACCAGATACAATTTTAAGAATTAATGAATTTGGAGGTAAAGATCAGAATAGTAATACCTGGGATAACTGGCAGTCAGAATTTAGTTACGTTTTTTCAACCCTAGGAACAAATTATGTTTCTTCATCTTTCAGTTTAAACACTAGCTGGGGTGCAGCCGATAATAAACCCAATGCAGTTGAGTTTAGGTTTAAAACACCAGGTTTACCTGCTTCAACATATTACTCACAAAGTTTATGGTCTACTAATACCGGAGTAGGTTTATTACTAAGATACACAGGCTCCGGAACACTAACAGGTTCCTATTCAGGATCTACAGTAAATCCAGAATACCAATATGGAACCCTAGAATTTTATCCTTCAAGCTCAGATCTAAACACTACTGCAAGTATTTACCTACCGTTCTTTGATGGTGGATGGTGGTCTGTATTAATTAATAATGAAGGAAGTTCTAACTTTACAATCTACGCTAAGAATAAAATCTACAACGGAGTAGACGGAAATACTTTAGGATTTCAAGGAGAAGCAAGTATAAGTGCATCTAACGGCTGGAGCATAGCAACAGAATCTTATTTCGCTAGTTCCTCTTTCTCTGCTAAAATATTCTCAGGCTCATTACAAGAAATCAGATATTATAAAAACGCATTAAGTGAAAGCGTATTTGATGACTACGTAATGAATCCTAATTCTATCGAAGGCAATAACATAAACAGTTCAGCAGAAGAGTTAACCTTTAGAGCTACATTAGGAGGAGAACTTTATACAGCATCTTTCTCAGTACATCCAAAAGTATCTGGTACCTGGGTAACTACTTCTTCTTTTATAGGAACAAGTGCATTCTATTATAAGAATAACCCTACTTTCCAAACAAATGTAGAGACAGTATTTTACGATCAAGTTTCCGCAGGAATTCAAAATGCAATATCAGATAAGATTCACTTAGCAAGCATAACACTACCCACAACAGGATCTACTAACCTTCCGGAAAATACAGTACTATCTCCTTTAAGATCAATACAACAAACTCCTTCCTCAGATAATAGTTTTACAAGGGATGTAAACTATGTTGAGATTGCTCTATCACCACAGAACGAAATAAATGAAGACATAAATTCTTCTTTAGGTTATTTTAATATTGGAGAATACATCGGAGATCCTAGAGATATAAACTCAGATTTACCTACCTATCTAAACTTAGAAACATTATCAAATAACTACTTTCAAAAATATTCAGACTCCTATAATTGGAATGACTATATGAGACTCGTAAAATACTTTGATAATGCAGTCTTTAGAATGGTTAAGGACTTTATTCCTGCAAGAGCAGGAGTATCAGCGGGTGTGGTTATTAAACAACATTTGCTTGAAAGAAATAGATTAAGACCTGCACAAGTATCCTACTCACAGCCAGAATATACAGCATCTGTTACATCTGCTGCTAGAGACTATCAACCAGGGTCTATAGGGGTATTCACAGGCGGTGCCGGAGGGTCAGTTAACTCTTTAATCAATACATCACAATCATGGTCTTCCTCTTTAAACACTAAGGCAGGTATTGTAAATCAAATCAATTCTTCTGAGTATGAATTTTATAACGGAGAATATTCTGGATCAACTATTGATGCAGTTAGGAACAAACTACAAGACAATCCGTTACTAGGAGCAGACTTTAGAGTAAGTATACCAGACTTACAGAACTTCACAGTTAAAGCAAGCTCTCAAATAATATCCGCTAGTACTCCATTTTTAGGAGGGGGAATAGGTACCGGTACTATTAAATTTGATACCCTAACTCAAGCATCCTCTTATTATAATACAGGTACGTATTCATATTCCCCTGGTTTTTATAATCTAGTTGATATAAACATTAATGTATCGGGAAGTGTAATTAATTCTTCTGGAACTGATGTTTTAACTATTTACTTAGATAAAGATGGAACAACATTAGCCTTTACTCAATGGAATATAGGAATTGGGTCTCAATTTAACCCTAAATTAACTATTAATAGCCTATTTCTAGAAAGCGGTAGTTATTCAATAAAATATATATACAATGGAGGAAATACAAATGTTAGTTCTTCATTAAACGTTAGTTCAAGTTGGGCTTTATCTACAACAAATACTTTCGCACAATCAACTTACTACCTAGACCCTACAGTATTTACCCAGCAGAACTTCCCCGGTAATATTAATCAATACTCAGATTACAATAGTTTACTAAATAACGTTTATTCAAATAGAGTATCTAACAAATACTATGATGTTGATTATAGTAATGACCTTGCAAATCCAGTAAACTTCAGCCCAATTATAAGCCAGTCAGCACTATACGCACAAGTACAAGATTCAAATTACACTCTCGGAACCGCATGGGATAATGCAAGATATTCAGGAACTAAATTAACAAGTGCTACTTACAACACTTATACTGTTGGGGATATTTCATACGGACAAGAAGCAGTAATTGATAACTATTCAGATTATTTCGCAGTATTTTCAAACAATACTTCAGCAGACCCTGAATTACCAGAAGGTAGTAATTTTAAACTAATTAGTATCATAGATATTACCGGACAAATATACCCTCTAACAGGGGATAATAAGTATGTAGACTTTGTATCGAATATATTTAAAAGCGGAACTACTGCTACCGCTTATTCAAAAGATGTAAGTAATCAAGATACCTTTACTAATCTAGACATAATACAAGGAGGAGCAAAATACCAGACTATACTATATCATACCGGCAGTAGTGATTTTACATACTCAGCAGTATATCAAGTCTCCTCTACACTTTCATATCAATCTGTAACATGGAGTCCGTTAGTAGAAAATGCACGCACTACAATTACCGGAGATGAAGGGCTTTACGCTTTATTAAAATCAGAATCAAATAATACAACACCAGGAGGCGCTTCAGGATCCATTACAGCTTTAGTGTTAGAAGGCGGTATACCAGGTGAAACTTTTATATACAATAAAAAAACAAGAACCTATGCAACAGATACATCATCACCATTTCCAAATATTATTAAATACGAAGATACATTCCTTCCTCTCCAACAATATGATTTCTTAAGAATCGTACCTCAAAACGCAGCAAGCGGAGATACTTTAGATAATACATATACAGGAGGTATATCAGGATCTCTCTTACAGATAAAGTCAATAACAATAGGAAACAACACTGCGGATGTACCACCATTCTTTAACCCTAACACTTCAAGTTCTTTATATTTACCACAAACTTTAAATCCTTTAGTAGACACAGGATACTGGCAGTATAGAATATTTAGAAGAGTACCAGACGAAACATCAGTAGTAGTTTCTACTAACCCCCAAATTAACATAACCTCTGGAGAAGTAGGTATTTTAATACCGGAAAACTTTAATATAAACTACGATCCAATAACAATTGCTAAAGCAGCTGGCCTTATCTCATAAAAGTTCATACATTCACATATTTATAATATATTATGGCATACCTAAATAATACAGCAGTCACAGTTGATGCAATCTTAACAAAGAAAGGAAGAGAACTTCTTGCCAGAGGCGATGGTTCTTTTAGAATAACACAATTCGCACTATCAGATGATGAAATCGATTATACACTCTATAATCCATTACAACCTTCAGGTTCAGCATTCTACGGAGAAGCAATTGAAAATATGCCTCTTCTTGAAGCATTCCCAGATGAGACTCAAATAATGAAGTATAAGCTGGTAACTCTTCCTAGAGGTACAGCTAGAATGCCAGTTTTAAATATTGGTTATTCTTCAATTACTTTGAAACAAGGAGCAAGTCTTGCAATTACTCCACAGACTTTAAATTACCTTTCACAAACTTCACTGTATGAATCTTCGGGGTATACATTCACAATCTCTGATGTAAGGTTATTTAATAGCTTCACAGGGGTAGGTATTAACACACCAGACGTTGTAGCTGCAAATTCTACAACTACAGTTGGTACTAACGTATCCAAGACAGTGATTGGAACTACCTTGAATATAAGTGCAACAACAGTAAATACATTATTTGGATCCAATACTTCATTGTCTGCAACCTTACAAGTAACCGGTAGAGATTCTGGAGCAAGATTACAAATCCCGGTAATAATTGTTAAAACAAACTAAGATATAAAGCATGTCATATAAAAGACTCGACGCAGAAGACTTTTTAGTAAGTATAGATTCGGTAACCGCAACCGCATGGTCAACTAATTCACCGACATTAACCACTTTCTTTACATCTTCTCTAACATCAACAAATGATGTTTATTATAAGAATGTATACCAGACAGGATCAACAGCATCAGGATCAGCAGTTCAATTTGCAATTGCTTATGGAAACAAACAAGGATCAGGAAGTACAAACTTCAATGATTTAGTACCGGGAGTATCGCCAACTAGAACGGTTTACGGACAGTACCGCAACCTAGTTTATGGAGACGAGAATGCAAACTTTATTTTTGGAACAGTAACAGCATCTGATTTCTGGGCAATCAATATTGATAGAGCAAGATACAAAGAGCACCTTTTAAAAGGTACTTTTAATATAAAACTATCAGGTTCTTATAACCTACAGTTAACTGATAACTCCGGAATGGTATCAACAGATACTTACTTAGATTGCGGAAGAGTATACCAAATTATTTCCGGTTCAAACGGAGTTGCTGTTTCAGGAACAGGTTACTCACCTTCTTCAGGATCATATGGATTATTCCTTCCAGATATCGCAACCATCCTATTAAATCCACTAGCATTATCACAATCCATTAATCTAGACCCTACAAGAACTTCAGACACTAACGTAGATAATATCGGAAAACTATATGCTGCAGTCTCAGGAGCAGCTTCTTTCCAGTTAAATAGTGAAGAGACTGTAACATCAGATTTTGTATTTGTAAGATCAAGGAATGCAGAATTTAACTACTCAGAAAATCCATCTTTTATTTCAGGATCAACCGGAGATGTTCTATACAGTGCATTTATTAATTCACCACAAACATATATCACAACTGTAGGATTCTATAACGATACTAATGATTTATTAGCGGTAGCTAAATTGTCTAAACCTTTAACTAAAGACTTTACAAAAGAATCACTAGTTAGAGTTAAGCTTGATTTCTAAAATGAATGAGTGCATACAAACAATTACTAGCTTCCGACATTATAGTAACTCCCTTTGAGGTAAACAAAGCTTTTACTTTTAGGGGTGCTGCTGCATTTACAGGGTCAGATGTTGGTATTGATAGATTTTTAGGAGAGAACATACAAGGTTTATTTTCATTAAATGAAAGTACAACCGGAGAAATAACCGTAGAGTATAAAAGATTAATTTATAACTCTATAAAGGAATTATATTACTCAAATTACCTAAGTTCAAGTTATGGAGATCCAGTATCAGTACCTTATACCATACCGGGCAATGATGCAGCAGGAGATGTTTTAGTAGGACCAACCTCAAGCGCAGGAAGGTATGAAAATTACCTACAGACTACACTAACCTATGAAAGATATTTCCCAACAGCCTCTAATGCAATTATTGGTGTTATTTCAATACCGAGTAAATTATTTGGAGAAAAAATCCAACCAGGTTCTTTTAGAATGCAAGGACCCTCCGGTAGTATCTCAGATGATGGGAATGGAAATTTAATTTTAGATTTAACAAGTGAACTCTGCGGTATTATCACATACCAACACGGCCTAGCAGTTATAACCTCAGATGGATCACCAGGATCCCTTTACGGATTCGCAAATTACGGAGTAGATAAATACGGTGATACTGACGATAACTCACACATAAACAGCCTTACAACCTCCCCAAATGTTACTTGTTCATTCTCTAGTTCATATACTATTTTTGAAACACAGTATAAATGTACAGCAGATGCTTCTGAATACAATTTTAGTTTAAACCCAAGTTTAATATCAGGATCAACCGAAGGAGTATTGTATGATTTCGTTACAAGCTCTTATTTTAACCCTTACGTTACAACAGTAGGGCTCTACAATGAAGCACAAGACTTAATCGCAGTAGCTAAACTTTCAAAACCACTTCCGTTAAATAACGTAACAGATACAAACATAATAATCAACATCGATAGATAAAAATATGCCTAATTGGTTTTACGAAGATAAAGAGGTTATTGAAGAATATCAATTCGATGAAAAAGCAGTCGGGTTTGTTTATATGATAACAAATATTGAGACTGGTAAATTCTATATCGGTAGAAAAGTATTCACCAACACACTCACTAAAAAATTAACAAAGAAAGAAATCTCTGAACAATCCGGCCCAGGAAGAAAACCAACCAAGAAAAAAGTTTCTAAGGAATCTAATTGGAGAGAATACTGGGGATCTTGTAAACCGCTACTTGCGGAAGTTAAGGAGATTGGAGAAGATAAATTTAAAAGAGAAATTTTAAAGTTGTGTTTTACCAAAAAACAATTAACTTATTATGAAATTGCTTACCAATGTAAATATGACGTACTTGAAACAAATTCATACAACGACAACATCATGTCCAGAATTTTCCGAAAAGACTTGCTCTTACCCAGTTAAGTTCGTATATTTAATTAATGATCAATCATCTACTAGTAAATCTAGTAAATAGTGTTTTAGGAGCAGGAAAAGCTACATCGGGGGATAATTATTCTTATCCATGTCCTTTCTGTAATCATTACAAACCGAAGTTAGAAGTTAACTTTAAGGAGAATGAGGAAGGCATTAACCACTGGCATTGCTGGGTCTGCAATAAGAAGGGTAAAAAATTAGTTAGTTTATTTAAAGCTGTTTCTGCTCCTGATCACAAAATTCAAGAACTTAAGTCGTACGTTAAGATTTCTTTCCAGGAAGAGCATGGAGTTAAGACTGAAGCATTAGCATTACCTAAAGAATATAAAGCATTATATGATGCTGATACTAAGGATGTTACTGTCAGACAGGCTCTACGTTACCTAAAGGAGAGAAACATAACACCGACTGATATTAAGCGTTATAATTTAGGATACTGCGAATCAGGTCGATACAAGGATATGATTATCATTCCTAGTTACGATGAACATGGATCTTTAAATTACTTCGTAGGCCGTAACTTTGGACCTACAGACATTAAATACAAAAACCCTCAAGCATCTAAAAATATTATCGGGTTCGATTTACTAATCAACTGGGATAGTCCAATTGTATTATGTGAAGGAACCTTTGATGCAATGGCAATTAAGCGAAATGCAATACCGCTACTAGGTAAAACACTACCAGAAAAGCTAATGAAAAAAATAGTATCTTCTAGTGTTAAACAAGTTTTTATTGCATTAGATAATGATGCACTAAAACAAGCCTTGGAGTATTGTCAAACCTTATTAAACCACGGCAAAGAAGTGTTTCTAGTTGATCTTAATCAAAAAGATCCTTCCGAGCTTGGCTTTACTGAATTCACTAAATTATTACATAAAAGCCTACCGCTTACCTTTAGGGTATTGATGGAAAAAAAGTTTCAATTATGATTGAAAAAAACGAAAACGTAAAAGACAAAAGAGTTCAAAGGTTAATCCATCCAGATTCAACCGCTCGCCAAATCACTCTGCAGGACTCTAGATACTATCAGAGAAAGGAAGGAATTTTTTATCCCTCCGTAACTACTGTATTATCTTATTTCCCTAAAGATAAATTCTTTGAAACCTGGTTAAAAGAAGTAGGAACAAACGCTGATATCATTATGAGACGTGCCGGGGAAGAAGGTACACAGGTTCATAGTGCTATCGAATCTTATTTAAAAGGTGAGGAAGTTCATTGGTTAAATGAATGGGGAACTACTAAGTACAGTCTTAAAGTTTGGCAGATGATTTTAAAATTTGTTGAATTCTGGGAGACTTATAAACCAACTTTAGTAGAATCTGAGGTTCATATTTTCTCTGATGAATTAATGATTGCAGGTACTGCTGATTTAATTGTTGAGATTGAAGGTGAACTTTGGCTACTTGATATTAAAACTTCAAACGCTATTCATGATACTTTTGATTTACAACTTGCCTGTTATGCAAGCGGTTGGAACGAATGCTTTGATAGACCAATTGACCGTATGGGCATTTTATGGTTAAAAGCAATGACTAGAGGTGAAAGCAAGAAAGCAGACAAGATGCAAGGTAAAGGATGGGAAGTTAGAGAGACAACAGAACCTCTAGAAGAAAACAAAAGAATCTTCAAGCACTTATATGAGATCTTTAAAATAAAACATCCCGAACTTAAACCATCAACAGAAATATTACCTACCAGCATCAAACTGAAAGGGTGATATTTATAACATATGATCAAGCTTACCTCTCTTTTAAAACAAATCTTAAACGAGGGCGGTAATGTTTTTGGAACAACCGCATCAATCAAAAAAGAAAACATAGAATCTACAATGGAAAAATTTGTGGAGGTGCTTGGGAATATTTTTCCTAAGAAAGCCTCTACATTTAAATCCTTTGAGAAATTAGGGTCTGCTGGGAAAAAAGATATCTCTGGAGACATTGATTTATCTTACGATGTAAAAAACTTCATGAATGGTGATAAACCAGACTTTGAAGGATGGAATATCGATCCTACAGAATTTAACGCGTTATCTGAAAAGATTGCTAAGAGAGCAAGAACAGCTACTCCGGCCCAAGTTGCATTAAGAGCAATGTTGGAACTTATATCAAATAGAGTCAATGAAGCAACTGCAACTATTGAATCAGATCCTAAATCAGCAGCTAACGGTTCTTTATTCTTTGCTTACCCACAGTATAATGAAGCAGGAGAAGTGCTTCCAGAAAGCGTTCAGATCGATATAAATGTAGGAAATCCTGAATGGTTAAGATTCAGCTACTATTCAAATCTCTATAAAGGCAACGTTAAGGGTTTACATAGAACTCAATTACTTGTAGCTTTATTTACAAACAAAGGTAAAGTTTTTAAACACGGTCAAGGAATCTTAGATAAAGAAACTAGAGAAGTAGAAGCAGAAACTCCTAAACAGACTTTAGAGTTAATGAACAAGCTTTACGGAACTAATATTACTCAAGATGTTCTTAATGATTATTTTGAATTAATAGATTATTTAAAATCTAATATATCAGAACAGGATTTAAATAGTATTTATGATACGTTCTTAAAAATCCTAGATTCAACTAGAGCAGATATTCCTGAAGACTTACAAGACTATTGGATTAAAAACCAGGAGCGTTTAGGTTTAAAAGGTAAATTCTTACCAGATGATTCTAACTTAATAAAATATAAAACAGCATAATGTCAGGTTCAGCAGGAGGTAATCGCATACCAAGATCAGCTGTCGAGAAGACGGTTCAAGAATATATTGATAAGGTATTAAGTAAAGTACCTGGCTTTAAATCAGCTAAAGTTTCCGGTTCATACAATACTTCTGCTAAGGAAGACTTCGGTGATATTGATCTGATTACTTCTTTCGAAGGGGAAGACAAGAAAGAATTTAAAAAGCAGCTTGCTAAGTATTTAGAATCACTTCCGGACGACATAATCGTTCCTTTTAAGAGTGAGAAGTACAAAGGCAAAAAAACCATGAATACCGGGGAGATTGTAACAATCCTATATCCGATTGTAGGAATGCCTGGTGAATTCGTTCAAGTTGATAATATAATTGCTCTATCAGAGGAAGAAGGCGACTTCAAAAAGACTTTCTTAGATTATCCAGCAGAAATTCAAGGTTTAATTTTAGGTTTAGTTAAAGTAGTTACTTTGGAAGAAGATCCTAATAAAGTAATTGCTAAGATGGGTATTAAGAATATCCCTACATTAGAACCGAATCAAGAATATGAATTTAATTTATCTTCAGCAGGTTTAACTCTTAGAATTGTAACCTTAGATCAGGACTATAAACAACTTGATAGAACAGAAGTTTGGAAATCAAGCAACTGGGCAGATGTAAAAAAATTACTTTCAGATTATAATATTGACCAATCATTTAAAGATTTAGTTTCTGACCTTAAAAAATTAAAAAATCCTAGATCTAAGAATAGAATTAAAGGTATTTTTAAATCAATGGTATCAATTAAGTCCGGAGAAGTTAATACTCCTAAAGGAGATAATAAGCAGATGGCTTTAGATACGGTTGCAACTTTAGAAGAAAAGTACGGTTCATTTATTACAGATCTCATAAGACCAATCTTAGAGGCTGAAATAGGAAAACAAACTATTGCAGTATTTCCTGGAGCATTCAAACCACCTCATGCCAGTCATCTAAAAGCAATTCAAGTAATTGCACCAAAGGTTAACAAGGTTTATGTTTATGTTTCAAAACAACCAAGAGTAAAAGAAGGTCAAGTACCTGTTGATGCAAGTCAGGCAATGGCAGTTTGGGATCTTTATAAACAAAAAGGCTTAATTCCAAGCAACGTTGAGATTAAATTAGCACAAAATGCAACTCCGGTTTTAGATGCATATCAAGAATTTGAAGCACATCCGGAAAATAAATACCTTGCCGTTTTTGGAAAAGACGAAGAGGATCGTTGGAGAAGTGTTGAGAAGAACAGAGAGAAATACAGTAATGTAACTCCGGTTAATATTGGCAACCTAAAAGGATTATCTGCCAGCGGATTAAGAACTGCTATTAAAAATAAAGACTTACAAGCTATTGAAACTTTTTTACCTAAAGGAGTAACCGCTAAAGAATACATTCAGGCTCTTTCTAAAGGAAAAAAAGAAGACCTTACAGAAGCATATAAAGGAAAAAGAACTAACAACGGAGCACCTGGAACTTTCAAAGCAAAGATCACGAAAGCATACGGCGGTGATGTTACTATTGAAAAAGCTAAAAGATTTAAAAATAGAGAGAATGCAACTGCATTAGATAAACAGCAAGCTAACTGGTTTATTAATTTTCATTCTAACAACGAATCAATAACTCCTGCAGAATTAAAACAAGCAGATGCTTTTGCTGATGCACAACTAGCTCCTATTGATGTAGATTTAACTTCCAAACACGTCTTTGATAGACTAACCGGAAGAGAATCCGATATCTCTTTTGCACAATTAATTGGATTCTTTAAAAGACTTGGAAGAAATAAAAAGGAATTTTTTGAATTCTTTAAGGAGTATGATGAAATTGTTGCAAACGACAAAACAACAAATTTAAATATTCCCTTCTTAAATATGACAAATAAAGCCATTGCTAAGACTATCATGAGAAAACCAAATTTCATGACTAGTAGTCCTAAGATGACTTTTGAAGAATTAAATGAAGTAGGTGAAGCAAATTTAACACCTTATAAATGGAAAGAAGGGGAACACTTCACCACCGGAGGTAATCAACAATACACCTATGTTCGTTTTGTGACAGATAACGAAACTCAATATGATATTAACCTAGCAACTACTTCTTATGTTGATGATGATTTAACTAACCACAAAGCCTTAGAAATTGAATTTACAGCTAAACCTAAAGGAGCTGAAGGTTCATCTGCTAAAATAGTAGTTAATAAAGGAGAACTCTACAAAGTGATGTCTACTATAGCAGATATAGTTAAACATTATGTAAAACACTACCAAGCTAAAGCCATCATATATTCACCAGCTAAAAAATCAGATGAGGAAGATTTTGGTACTCAAAGAGATCAGTTGTATAGAGTATTTATTTCTAAAGCTATACCGGGAGTAAAATTTGAAAAAAATGTAAACTATATAACAGCTGTTTT